CTGCTACGCCCACGGCGGCCGGCATTTGCTTTGTGTCCGATGGCGGGCGCGTGTTGCTGATGAAGCGCGCCGGCAACCCGCACAAGGGAACATGGGCCTATCCGGGCGGCTCGATCGAGCCCGGCGAGACGGCGGAACAGGCCGCTCGCCGGGAAGTTCGCGAGGAATGCGGCTACGACTACACCGGGCCGTTGATGCCGCTGGGCGTGAACGACCAGGGCTTCCAGGGCTTCGCGGCACGCGTGCCCGAGTTTGCGCCCAGCATGAATGCCGAACATTCGGCCGCGACATGGGCGTCGTTTGATAGACTGCCTTCGCCGCGAATCCCCGGCATGAAACTACCGACAAGGGCCGCCGTTATGCCACTGATCAAAGGTAAGTCGGACGAAACCCGGTCCGCGAACATCAAGAAAGAGATCGAGGCGGGCAAAGATCCGAAGCAAGCCGCCGCCATTGCGTACCGCGTGCAGCGCGAAGCCGGCGCGAAAGACGGCTACGACGTCCAGGCCGAACTGATGGCGCTGTGCGGCATTGCGGATCGGTGCATGAAATAGGGCGCATAATGGCGCGGCGCCCACGTCCCTTTCGCCGGAGCGTTCGCCATGAGTCTATCCTTTCTTTCCGTCCCTCTCGCCAACGGCGCGACGGTCATTCCGCTCACGAGCGGCATTGGCCAGCTCGAAATCACCCTCAATGCGACGAGCGCGCCGAGCGCCGGCACGCTGAAAGTCGAGGGGCTCAACTGGTCCGGTAATTACGACGTGATCGAAGGCGGTTCCGCGATCGCCCTGACGTCGCTCGCCAGCGGTCCTATTGCGCTCAGCGACTATGGCCATTTCCAGGCCCTACGCCTGACGCTTGCCGGCGTCACCGGTGGTACCGGCCCGCTCTACGGCGCCGCTGTCGCATACCCCGTCGGTTTACCGGACTTCGTGGCCAGCGGTGGCCGCGCGCTCAACGTGCAGAGCTACACCGAATCGAACACGAAGCTGGGCACGCAATACTACCTGCAGACTGACCAAGCGGCCCTAGCCGGTGGTGCGACATACAACATCGTCTTTACCGTCGGCGCAAAAATCGTGCTGGTCAAGGCCCGCTCGCTCTACACGAACGGCGTGAACATGTCGCTGCAACTGTTTAAGGCACCCACGGGCGTCTCAGGCGGCACGGCGTTGACGGTCCAGAACTACAACGACATCAACCCGGTGGCGACGACCATGAGTGTGTTGGGCGGCGCCACGGTGACCGGCAGCGGCACGTCGTGGGGTGACGCCGAACATATCTATAACGCGAGCGCGAACGGAAACGGGCAGCGGTCCGGCACGGGCCTGGCGCCGAGCGGCGACCGCATCCTTCTCCCCGGCAAGAAGTATCTCGTGCAGATCATCAACAACGACACGAACGCCGCACCGTTCGACTATTTCCTGACGTGGTTCGAAGGTACGCCGGATCTGCCCCGCGCCTAAACGCGAAACGGCCCGTAAGGGCCGTTTCGTTTATTGCAGCTGAACGCTCAACCCTTCGACTTGATCGCATCTCGCCAGGCCATCGCTGCGCGGTGCAGCGCGACCTGTTCGGGCGAGTAGGCGGCAATGTTCGGCGGCGTGCCGGCGATAGCCATCGTGTCGTTGTAGGACGGAAAGCCGTGCTTAGCGATGAATTCGCGCGCTTCGTTCATGTGCGCCAGCTTGTCGGTACCGTCGAACAGGGCGGCCTGCGCCTGGACGTCGGGGCGCGCCCAGGCCCAGCTATCGCCGTCTGTCGACTCGACCGGCGTTCCCGGTTCGGCCTTCAGATTATCGAGCGGGTTGTGCACGACGTTGATACGCGGTTCGCTATGCGTGGGGTGCGCGACGACCGGATCGGCCAGCTTTGCGGCTTTGTCGGCGGCGATCTCGGCCTTCGTGCGGCGCTTGCGGGTGACGGGCGCGGCGGCCTGCTCGACGGCAACATGCTCGACCTTGCCGGGCAGCGGACCCGGATCGGTCACGCCGTCATCGTGCTCGGCTTCCGCCGCAGTCGTGAATGCCTCGTCGGCGATCATCGAACCCACCAGCGCGTCCGAGCCTCTGACGTGGATATCACCGACGTGGATCTCGGCGATCGGGCGCAGCTTCTCAGCGAATTCGAACATTTCGGCGAGCGTGTCGAACTGAATGTTAATTTGCATGGGAGCGTTCCTTAGTCAGTGGTGGCGTGTTCGGCGCGGGCATCGCGTCGCATGGTTTGCAGGTTGCGCAGGCGGACCAGGCGCGAGCGCGCGGCTGCCTCGTCCTGTTTGATCGCCGCGTGCAGCTTGGCGATACGGTCCAGGCCCATTTCGTTGGTGTTGCGGACGGTATAGATCGCCCGGTGCGATGTCCCCAGGATCTCGGCGGACCGTGGAATGCCGATCGCGTCCGTCAGATCCGCCACGGAGAACAGATCGAGCGGCAAGGTGTAGAAGTCGCCGGGCGTCAGCTGGCGGTTATCGGGTGCGGTCATGTCAGGCGGTCCATTTGAAGATGTGGGCGAAGTGTAACGGCATTTTAGTCTTTACGCCAGCGGGCTCAATCCTTGCGCCAGCGTTGGCTTACGTAGCCTGTGGCATCCAACGGCAACCCCGGTGCCCAGGTCGGCGGCATACGCATACGGTCGAGCAGTTGGGCGAGCCGTTCGTGCGCCCGCTCACGGGGTAGTTCGATGATCAGCTCGTCATAAACGTGGTGCACGATGTGCTCGATGCGGCTAACCGACAGCATGATCTCCCAGAAGAAATCGCGCGCTAGGCCCTGCGTCATGTTGTTGGACAGGATCTTGCGATCGAGCGTCTCGACGTAACCCTCGGGCTTGTCGTAGATCGCGACTGGCGCGCTGGCGCCCGGATCCAGGTGCAGGCGGGCGTTGTGATAGGAGATCGCCCGGCCCGACGGCAGGTTCATGCGTAGCGCGCGATCGTCGCGCACGAAGTCCACCTTCGCGCACCAGCCGCGGCCCACCGGCACGCTGACGACCTTGCCCGGCTGGTCGAGTGCTACGAGCACGGCATATTCCAGCACGGCCCACCAGCGTTCGAACGCCGGGCGCGCCTCGCGCCACTTCCAGACGATGTCCGACACGATGTCCGATTCGAGATGGACGCCGTAGTTCGCGGCCATGCTGACGAACGCGCCATCGCCGCCACCGTACGAAAGACTCAAATCACAGTTATGGGCGATCGCAGCGCCCATCTTGGTCCGCACCGTGTAGCGCCTGCGCGGCCCCGCATTGGCAATATCGTAAACGTGCTTGAAGTTGTTCGATTTCATGGTGAAGGTCCTTTATGGTGGCTTCTCTGTCACTGATCTTGCGTTTGTTCTTGGCATTGATCGCACGGGTGACGAACCTTAAGTTACCCGGTACATATCCTTTATCGCAATCCGCGCGATCGAGCTCTAGCGAAGGGTCATCCCAGCCCGGAAGTGTGAGCAGATGCGCAAGGAACGCGTGCCGCTCAATCCGCCACGAAGCATGCACCTCAATGCCGCGCGCGCCGTAGTTGGGGTAATTGCGGTCTTTTGGGTTATGGCAGCGCCGGATGCACGAACTCATGCGATTCATCAAACGGCGGCGATGCGTGTCGTCAGGACAGATGTACGCGTAGCCGTTGTAATCCTTGCGCGTGCGCACTCGTTTTTTCTGGGCGCAAAAACGACAACGCGTCGATTTACCTGTGGCGAGGTTCGAGGCGAGCGTCGCCCCTTCATGGCCGCAGGAACAACGCGTGTCGTGCACCACATCTCGCCCCGCGCGCGCGAAGTAGGCGTCCGAAGTGATCGTCCATTCGCCTACGACTTGCCCGATTTCGAAACCCCAGTCGCGCCGGCCGAAAGTACCATTCGCCACGTCTCGGGGGACTCGCTGCACTGCTTTGCCGTCTGCCATGTCTCGCCGGTCCAAAATTCGTGATCGGGTGTGCATTCCAGGCCGTCCAGATTGAGCACTTCACGCTCGCCTTGGTCGATCAACCCGTCGTGCTTTACCCATTCCTCGCCGTCCCATAACAGATCGTCGAGGCCCACCGTAACTATGGATTTCCAACCGGAACTTGTCAACACTTCAGTTTCGGCGGTGAAACACACTTTGCCGATCTGCCGCTGGTCCTTCGTGATCTCTTCGTAAGGCACGCCGAAGATCGACACCGCGGCCGTCTTGTACGGATCGATCCCTTTCTCGAAGTGCGAGAGTTTCTCTTCGTCATTGGCGAGCCAGGGCGCGACGCGCGCTTCGATACCGGATAGGTCCGCGCCGACCAGCGTGCAGCCGGGCTCGGTCGCGCAGAACAGTGGGCGTTGCGCATCCGCCAGGGCGGCCAGGATCGGCCCGACGTCGGGGCGCGATAGATAGGCTAGGTCATGGCGCCGGCAGGCTTCCAGGTACGCTTCGCAGTCTTCTGCGGTGCGGCCGGGACGTGGGCGGGCCACGTTGAGCAGCTGGGCGCCACCGGCGCCGCGCGCGGTCGAGCGGCCCGACAGGGCGCCGTGATAGACCGTGCTGTGTTGCATACGGCCATTCACATGGGCGCGCAGGATCGCGCCGGCTTTCTTCGGCGCGCGGGAAGCGTCCAGGCGCAACGCCAGGATCTCGCGTAGGCCCTCGGGCAAGTCCTGGCGCGCGACCATCGTCTTGAGCGTTTCGCGGCCGGCGTCGTCCATGTCCTCGCCCATCGTCGCGGCGTAGTCCTTGAGCTTAGCGACTTCGGTCAGCGCCAGCAGGCCGCCTTGCGTGGCGTAAGCCAGCTGGTAGTTGAGCTCCGCTTCGGCGTAGACCTTGAGAAATTCCATCGCTTCGGCCGCCTCAACGTCGCAGCCGAAGCCGCGGGCGTTGATCGTCATGTCGAGCTCGAAGAATGCTTGCTCGCGCGCCGGCAGCGGCTGCGTGGCGTACCAAAGGCCGAACATGGCATCCGTGTCGATCAGCGCGTACTTGTACAGGCGCGCGTACTCGGCCGGGTGCGTCTCGGGCGTCCAGTCCGGGTGTGCGGCCAGTAGCTTCATCACGGCCGAACCGCCGACGTCTTTCTGAATGGGCAGGCCCATCGCCTCGCACGCGCCGGCCAGCGAGCCTGGCAGGCCGTTATACCGGGCGCGGGCCGCCGAGCAGCGTACCTGCGAGGTCTTCAGCTCGGGCAGGTCCGCATACCGCGGGTCGCGGCGTAGCACGATATTCCAGATGTGGACATCGAACGGCGCATTATGCGCGACGAACTCGTGACCGGCCGCGATGTGCCGCACGATGCGCTCGGGGATGGGCTGCCCGCTCTCCCATAGCTCGGCGGCGGGCATGTCGGGGAAACGCCAGGTGAAGCACGTCGCACGGGTGGACGGATCGGCCAGATAGCGGCCCAGGCCGTGTAGCGTCAGGTCACATTCCGACGCCGTCTCGAAGTCAAGGAATAAGGGTTTGTCATTCATTGTTTAAGCTTACCTTATTCCGAAGTTTCGCCGCAAGCTGCCGCGCCCGCACGCGTTCGATGTGTTTGCGCGGATCGGCCGCATAGTCGCGCGCCGATTTCAGGCGTGCACAGACACGACAGCGCATTTGACGTGTACTGCGAACGGCCAGGTGACCGTTCGCGCAGGGCTTGCCGTTGTAGTAGGTGGCGAGCCCCAGGGCGATGGCTTCGCGGCGTTTGATCAGTCGCATGGTGTGGTGTCCTCAGTAAGACGGGTTGTAGCGAAAGGCCCGCAGCGTTTCGTTCGATACGAAACGAATCTCGGTAAGAAATACTCGGTTATCTTCGAAGCGCGTAAGGGTAATGTCAACTGGTTTAGGGATCAGTTCACGCTGCAGAATGACGCGATACGCCTCGCTGGGCAGTTTGCGGCCGGTCGCCGACTCAAAGAACTTACGACTCATGGCGAAGAATTTCGGATCCGCGCTGTTGCGGTCGAAGTCCAGGCGCAACGCGTAAGGCCCGAAGTCTGTCGCGAACTCGAAATTCAGCACGCTGTTACCTTCCGGCGTGACGGCCATGTCGTTCACCACGAGCTGGCGCGTCTCTTTGCATGCCTCGTCTTTCAGGACGATCGCGTCCTCGTCGTGCAGCTCGTAACTATCCCCTTCGCCGAAGATCGAGCGCTCGGTCTTTTCGCGTTTCTGACGCAGTGCCATAAAGCCCTGGCGCAACCGGCCGCACTGGCGGCAGGCCATGTGCTCGGCGTCGTTGAGAAACCCACAGGGCTCGCTGTCCTCGTCCATCAGGCCCAGCACCAGGCGCAAGTCGGGCTCGTCCTGTGGGCCATTCACCGGAAAGCGAATCGATGACTGCTCGCGCATGGCTTGTGGCTTGCCCGCCTTGAGCGGCGTATGCACGACGTCACCGGTGCAACGCCACAGCCCGACACGCGAATCGCCATTGTCGACATCGGCGTTCAGCGGACCATGCCGCATGATGTTGCCGCCACCGTCCAGTAGCAGCACGTTCTCTTTGCCCTGGTAGGGCCGGAAGCCGCGGCCCACGATCTGTTTCCACAGCACGAGCGAGCGCGTCGGGCGCAGCACGACCAAGGCATCGACGAACTTGGCGTTAAAGCCCGTCGTGAGCATGGCCACGCTGACAATGTGCCGGTGCTCTTTGGCGAGATAGGCGTCGATCCCCTCGACGCGCTCGCCGTGTTCC